TTGACTCGTGGAACACCGAACGGCTGTCGGTGTTCTCGACGCAGGATCAAGTTTTCAGTTGGCCTACCAGCACAATCAGCCGCACGCTGGGGCCTACGGGCGACTTTGTGGGCAACCGGCCCATCCTGCTGGACGACGCGACGTACTTCCGCGACCCCAGCACGAACGTCAGTTTCGGCATCAAGCTGATCAACCAGCAGCAATACAACGGCATTGCGGTCAAGACCGTGACGTCAACGTACCCGCAGGTGCTGTGGGTCAACATGACGTACCCCGACATCGAGATGTACATCTACCCGGTGCCCACGCGGCTGCTGGAGTGGCATTTCATATCGGTGGAGGAGCTGTCGCAGCCAGCCACACTGTCTACGGTGCTGTCGTTCCCGCCAGGCTACCTGCGAGCGTTTGTCTACAACTTGGCGATGGAGATCGCGCCTGAGTTTGGCGTGCAGCCTCCGCCGCAGGTTGTGCGGATCGCCATGACGTCCAAGCGCAACCTGAAGCGCATCAACAACCCGGACGACATCATGAGCCTGCCGTACTCGCTGGTGGCTACTCGCCAGCGGTTCAACGTGTACGCCGGCAACTACTGATGAAAACGCCGATCCTCGGCTCCAGCTATGTGGCCCGCAGCGTCAATGCTGCGGACAGCCGCATGGTGAACCTGTTTCCGGAAGTTGTGCTGGAAGGCGGCAAGGAACCGGCATTCCTGCAGCGGTGCGCTGGCTTGCGGCAAGTGTTCCCAGTCGGCCAAGGGCCGATACGCGGGCTGTGGAAGTTTGGCGACTACTTGTATGTTGCGTCTGGCGGAGAGTTGTACCGGGCCGACGGCAACTACAACACGTCGTTTTTAGGCTACATCGACGGCAGCGGGCCGGTCAGCATGGTGGACAACGGCGAGCAGTTGTTCGTCGCCTGCAACCCCAGCGCGTTCATCTACAACGCCAGCACGAACGTTTTTGAGCAGATCACGGACCCTGACTTTCCCGGCGCCGTGACTGTTGGCTACCTCGACGGCTATTTTGTCTTCAACCAGCCCAACAGCCAACGGTTCTGGGTGACGTCGCTCAACGACGGCACGCAAATCGACCCCTTGGACTTTGCCAGCGCCGAGGGCAACCCGGACGATGTGGTGGCGCTGAACGTCAATCACCGCGAGGTGTGGCTATTTGGCACCAGCACGGTGGAGGTCTGGTACAACGCTGGCCTGGCTGACTTTCCGCTCGCACGCATCGCGGGCGCGTTCATGGAAGTTGGTTGCGCGGCGCCGTACAGCGTGGCCAAGCTGGACAACTCGGTGTTTTGGCTGGGGTCCGATATTCGCGGCAACGGCATCATCTACCGCAACAACGGCTACAACGCCCAGCGCATCAGCACGCACGCCATCGAGTGGCAGATCCAGCAGTACGACGTCATCAACGACGCCATCGGGTACTCGTACCAGCAAGACGGCCACCTGTTCTACATCCTCACGTTCCCTACCGCCAACGCAACGTGGTGCTATGACGCCACGACTGGCGCGTGGCATGAGCGTGCGGGGTGGGACGGCGTGAAGTTTGTGCGACACCGCAGCAACTGCCAAGCCAACTTCAACAACGAGATCTTGGTCGGCGATTGGCTCAACGGCCTTGTGTACGCTTTTGACCCCGAGATCTACAGCGACAACAATGCGATCCAGCGTTGGCTGCGGTCGTGGCGGGCGTTGCCGACCGGCCAGAACGACCTGCGTCGTACGGCGCATCACACGCTGCAGCTTGACTGTGAGGCGGGGGTCGGCGTGTTGGACTCTGAGACGTTCCTGCTGCTGCTTGAAGATGGCGACTATTTGCTGTTGGAAAACGGCGACTACATCGCGTCTACCAGCGCCGGCACGGTGCTGGGGGCTGATCCCAAGGTCATGCTGCGCTGGAGCGACGATGGCGGTCACACCTGGTCTAACGAGCACTGGTCCCGCATGGGCAAGATCGGCGAGTATTACCACCGCGTGTTCTGGCGGCGCCTTGGCATGACGCTCAAGTTGCGCGACCGCGTGTACGAAATCAGCGGCACAGACCCCGTGAAGATCGCCATCATGGGGGCCGAAGTGTTGATGTCTCCGACGAGGGCGTGACATGCAACTGGCTCCCCGCGTGCCGGCCTCACGCGACCCGCTGGTAGACGCCGGGGCGCTGACGACCCGCGCTTGGTTCCGCTTCTTTCAGTTGCTGGAATCTTCAGTTGAGAATTCTGCGCTGCGTCAATACACCATCGTGCAAAACTCCACCGGGTTTACGATGGCCAAAGGCACGGCGGTGGGTTTTGCGGGCGTGGGCAGCAACAACGTGCTGTCGGTCGCGCCGTACTTGGCTGACGGCAGCACGCCCACGCTGTTCATTCTTGGAGTGCTGGCCGAGCAGATACCTGACAGCGGATCGACGGGGCTGTGCTGCGTGTGGGGCGAGGTCAGCGGCATCGACACCAGCGCGTTCAACGTCGGGGACATTCTGTACGCCAGCCCGACAGTGGCCGGGGCGTTCACCAACGTCAAGCCTACCGCGCCGAACAACGTGATCCCGCTGGCCGCAGTGCTGATTAAGAGCGCCACAACAGGCGTCATCTTTGTGCGGCCAACGATTGAGCAGGAGTCGTACTACGGCGAGTTCACCCGCACCACCAACCTGAGCGCCGCGGCGATCGACACGGCGTACCCAATCGCGCTGACCAACACTGAGGTGGCTGGCGGGGTGACTCTGACCGGCTCACCGACTGACCGGCTTCAAGTCCCGCAGTCGGGCCTGTACCAGTTCTCGGCCCGGTATCAGTTGTCGTCTACCAGTTCGTCCTTGAAAAACGCGCGGTTTTGGTATCGGTTAAACGGCGCAACCGACTTGGACCACAGCGCCGCTATCGTGTCAGTTGACTCCAACAACGGGTACGCCACAATATCAACGTCCGAAGTCGTTTCATTGGCGGCAAACGATTACATTCAGTTGATGTGGGCGGTTGACAATACTGCACTCTCGCTGTCGGCAGTGGCGGCTACGGGTTACGCACCTTCCGCTGCTTCTGTGTGGGTGGCAGTCACTCAGGTTCAACAGTAAGAGGACACTATGGCGGTCAGCCTTTCCTTGTACGCGGGCGCAGGCGCTCAGTTTTTCGACAACAACGGTGTGCCGCTCAACGGCGGGCTGATATACACCTACGGCGCTGGCACCACCACGCCCGTGTCGACGTACACCAGTTCGTCTGCGGTTACCAACAACACCAACCCTATCGTGCTGGACAGCGCTGGCCGCACGCCAGCGCAGATTTGGCTGACGGCAGGTGCGTCGTACAAGTTCGTGCTGCAGACGTCTACGGGCGTGCTAATCAAGACGGACGACAACATCTACGCTTCGTATGAGTTGACCAAAGAGGTCGGCGTCACGGTCGGCCAAGGCGGCAACCAGATCGCCACCAACGTGGCGGTCGGCAACACGGCGCTGGACTCCAACACGACCGGCACCAACAACACCGCGACCGGCTACGACGCGCTGACGGCCAACACGGACGGCATCCAGAACACGGCGGTCGGCGCTTCGGCGTTGGACGCCAACACGGGCGGCGACTACAACACGGCTGTGGGTTACAGCGCGCTGACGACTGCCACCACGGCCAACTACAACACGGCGGTTGGCTACCGGGCGCTGAACGCGGCGTTGACAGGTGCTGGCAACACCGCGCTCGGTAGCGACGCGCTGCTGCTGGCCACGGGAGCCAACAACACGGCCATCGGTTACTTGGCGGGCAACGCGCTGACCACGGGGTCCAACAACACGATGATCGGCCACGACGCTGACGTCTCGTCGGCCACGGTCAGCAACGAGGTGACAATCGGCAATAGCAGCGTCACGTCGTTTCGCATCCCTGGCCTGACGCTCACGTTCAGCGTCAAGTATTTCAATCACGGCACGCTGACGGTAGCTACACTGCCGGCTGCGGCCACCGCAGGCGCTGGAGCCCGGGCTTTTGTGACCGACGCCAACGCCACGACGTTCGCGTCGATTGTGGCTGCCGGTGGGGCGAACGGCGTTCCTGTGTACAGCGACGGCACCAACTGGCGCATCGGGTGAGGTAAAACATGGCAATCGATCTTCGGTCTGTTGACTGGTCTAAAGGCTCGCAGATCATCAATGGCATAACGTATTCACCTGTGTTTGAGGGTCAAACTGCGGGCGAAGGCGGCGTCATGGAAGGTGGGTATTTGGCCTACATCCAGCGCCACACCCCCGGTCAGAACACCTATGAGACGCTTGACCCGACAACGGGGCAAGTAATTGGTACGTACGAAGGGGAAAAAGATCGCGGATTCTTTGGTGGTTTGGTAAGCCACGCCGGCAGCATTGGTAAGGATGTGGCGCCGCTGGCGTTGGCCGCTCTAGGTGTCAATGCTTTAGGCGCAGGGTTGGGGCAAGCCAGCATTTTTGGCCCTGGCGGCGGTATTGGCGGCGGTATTGGCGGCGCTGGCGGTGCAGAGTTTGCCGACATGGCTGCGGGGCTGACGCCGGAATTTGGCACGACTGCGGCTTACAACGCCGCGCTGCCTGCGGGCGGCGGTATTGGCGGCGCGACCGCTGGTGCGGTTGACTACAGTTTGGCTACCGCGCCCAACGCTGGCGGCGGGCTTGTGCCCGCGTCTGCTGCAGTGACGAACCCGTATTCTTTAGCCGGATCATCGCTGTACGGCACTGGCGAGGGTTTGGCGGTTGGAACGTCGCCTTTTGTTGGTACGGGAGCCGGTTTAGCGTTAGCACCTAATGCCGCGTCTGTGCTTTCTTTAGGTGACCCAACATCGTTTGTAAACACTGCAACTGTTTTGCCTCCCGGCGGTACGCCTCCCGGCGGTACGCCTCCCGGCGGTACGCCTCCCGGCGGTACGCCTCCCGGCGGTACGCCTCCCGGCGGTACGCCTCCCGGCGGTACGCCTCCCGGCGGTACGCCACCCGGCGGCACACCCGCTGTTGCAACAACCCCCACCGGCACGCCGCCCGGCGTCACACCTCCCGGCGGTGCAACTGCCGACCCATTCGCGTACTTGTTGCCAGCCATCGGCTCGCTGATTGGCGGCTATACGCAAGGGCAGTCCGCTAAAGAGGCAGCGCAAGCAACCGCTGCGGCGTCTACGCGGGCGGCGGAACTGCAGCGCGACGCGCAGCGCGAGGCGCTGGCGCTGCAGGCGCGGATGTATGACGAGGCGGTTGCTCGTCAGCAGCCGTACTACCAAGCCGGCACCAACGCGCTTGCGCAGATGCAGCAGCGCACCAACGCCATGCCGGAAGCGTTCCAGTACGGCGGCGAGATTCCTCAGTTTGCCTACGGCGGCCAGCAGCCGGCAGCGTTTCAGTACACCGGCCAGCAACCGACGTTTGAGTACGGCGGGCAGCAGCCAGAAGCGTTCAAGTTCACGGCGGAGAATTTCCAAGCCGATCCTGGCTACGGGTTCCGTTTGAGCGAGGGCCTGAAGGCGCTGGAGCGCAGCGCTGCTGCGCGTGGCGGTCTGCTGAGCGGCGGTACTGGCAAGGCGCTGACTCGTTTTGGCCAAGAGATGGCGTCTCAGGAGTTCGGCAACGCTTACGGTCGGGCCTTCAATGAGTACGGCGCAGCGCGTCAGCGCGAGCAAGAGCAGTACGGGCGGGGGCTGACCGCTTTTGACATCGCCCGCCAACGCGAGGCGCAGGAGTACGGGCGCGGGCTGACCGGCTACGACATCGGTCGGCAGCGGGAGCAGGAGCAGTATGGCCGGGCGCTGACCGGCTACAACGCGCTGCGTTCGCGTGAGAGCGATATGTATGGCCGGGCGCTGACCGGCTACAACGCGCTGCGCCAACGCGAGGCCGATCAGTACAACCGTCTGGCTGGGCTGGCCGGCATCGGCGGCACGACGGCGCAGCAGTTGACGGCTGCGGGTCAGAATTACGGCAGCCAAGCCGGTAACCTGATGGCCAACACCGCGACCAACTTGGGCAACCTTGCCATGCAGCAGGGGCAGACCGCAGGCAACGCGCTGCTGGCGCAAGGCGCGGCGTATGGCAGGGCGTTTGGCGATCTAGGCTACTTGGGCGGCCAGTACCTCGGTTATCCTCGCCCGTAAGGAACGGACATGGCACTCAACTTCGGCATCCTCTCGCAAGTTCCTTCGTTCGGCCAGCAGTTCGCAGCCGGCCAGCAGGCCGCGCAGGCGCAGCAGGAGCGCAACATGCTGCGTCAGCAGCAGATGGTGCAGGCGCAGCAGCAGGCGCGGCAGTTGCAGATGCAAGAACAGCGGTTCAAACAAGAGGGTGAAGACCGCGCTTTTGAATTGCAACAACGGCAAAAGCAAGCCGCGCAAGAGGAGCAGTTCAACAAGGTTGCTGACCTTATTCGTCAACAGGGCATGGACCCGGACGACCCTAAAGTACTGGGGCAGTTTGCGCAGGCTGCCATGCAGTCGCGCAACCCGCAGCTTGTTTCGTTTGTCGGCCAGATGGCTGAACGCGCTGCCAAGCGGCGTTCAGCCAAAGAAGAAGCGTCTACTATCGGCGACATTCTTAGCCCGCGTTTGCCGCCCGGCCCTCCGTTGCGCCAAGAAGCCGCCGCGCCCAACGCTTTGACAGCGCCTGCGCCTGCCGTCAACGCGCTTGCTGCACCGCAACAGCCGCAGAACCTGTTTGCCGGCACGCCGTTCGACATTGGCATGACGCCTGCCGCACCAGCAAAGGCCGCCGCACCCGCCGCCGCGCCAGCAGCGACTGGCAACGCCGCGTTGATTGGTCAACTGGAAAGCCAACGGGAGGCGTTGGAGCGGTACGGCAGCCCACGCGCTTTGGCCGAAGCTAAGTTTATTGAGCGACGCATTGAAAAACTGACGCCAAAACCGGAAGCCAAAACTTCTGAGCAGCGAGAGTACGAACTGGCCAAGGAGCAAGGCTTCAAAGGCACGTTTATGGAGTACAAAGCTGCCGTACAGCCAAAGCCTGCGCAAGTCAATGTTAGGTTACCCGAGCAAGAGAAAGCGTTTGAGGGCGAGTTGGGCAAGGGGCAGGCTAAGAAGGTCATTGACGACAAAGCGGCGGCGGAAGATGCCAAGGGCATCATCACTACCGTACAAGAAGGCCGGCGACTGCTGCAAAGCGGTGTCATCACCGGCTTCGGCGCGGACTTCCTCACGTCTGTGGGTGCGGCGCTCAACCAAGCCGGCGTCAACTTTGCCGAAGACGCCGTGGCCAACACGCAAGCGTTTTCGGCCAACATGGCGGCCAACGTCGGGCGCATCATCAAGCAGTTCGGCGCTGGCACGGGCCTGTCGAACGCTGACCGCGAGTACGCGGAAAAGATGGCGGGCGGCAAGGTAACGCTTGACCGCAAGGCCATTGAGCGCATCCTTGACATCAACGAGCGCATGGCACGCAACGTCATTTCGCTGCACAACAAGAACGTTTCCGGCATCAAGACTAACGTGCCGCTTACGGTCGATGTGCCTGCCCCAGCGGCTGCGCCAGCGCCCGCGGCGGCGGACGCGCGCCAGCAACGGCTGAAGCAAATTTTTGCTCCGACACCCGCTCCGAGGTAAACATGGCCGACGACTTTCGAGAGCAAGTCAACCGCGCTCGCCGTGCAGGCTACAGCGATGACGAGATCATTGGTTACCTTAAACAGTCTGACGCGCGGGTAAGCACGGCGGTAAAAGAAGGCTTCACGCCCCAAGAGATTCTTGGGCAGATGGCGCCGCCAGCCACAAAGACAGAGACGGCGCTGCGCCAAGTAGGTATCGCCGCCAAGGGCGCCGGGCCTGTCGCTTTGGGCACGGCTGTTGGAGGCATGCTAGGTGGGCCGCCAGGCGCGTTGGTGGGGTCGCTTGCAGTGCCGGCAGCGGACGCGCTTGTCAGCGCGTATCGGGGTTTGACCGGCCAGCAAGGGCAACTCCCGTCTGAAGCTATCCGCGATCTCATACCCGGCCCCCGCGCCGAGACGCGGACGGAGCGCATGGTTCAGGCGGGCGGCGAAGCATTAGGCGGCGCTGCAGGTCAAGTGCAGGCGGGCCGCGCTGCTGCGCAAGCGCCGGGGTTTATTGGCGCAGCAGGCAAGGAAATTTCGCGCGCGCCTATTGCGCAACTTATCACCGCTCCGGTGGCAGGCGCCACATCAACTGGCGTGGCGGAAGCTACAGGCAGTCCGTTAGCTGGATTGGCTACGGGCGTGGCTACAACGACGCCGTTTGGGTTGAGCAGAGTAAAGCGAGAGCAAGCGCCCACGGCTCAACAACTTTTGCAGCAGTCTAGGCAGAACTACCAAACCCTAGAGCAGTCAGGCTTGCAGTTTGACACCGGCAAGTTCACCGGCAAGATGTCGCAAGTCGGCGCGGATTTGCGCAAGGAAGGTTA